GTAAGTTCCCCATGTAGCGGATGACTTATTTAACCCCCCAAGATCATCTTCAGTTGGAATCCTACACCCATCAATATTCAGTGCGCCTGTCCCCCACCGCTCTACGTTGTCCGCCACGGTCCCGTCAAGCGGTTTCCGCGCAAGGATAATCGGCTCATGGGCAGGCTTTAGGGCNGTACCCCATCCGTCCCATTTCTTGGCGAGATCGGTTGCAGGCACGGTTATATCTAAGGTAACTTTGTCTTTGTCTCCGTCTGTTTGATAAACGTTATTTCCTTTATACTGAAAACTTTCTAATTTTGTCCTTTCGCCGATTTTCTCCCGCTCTGCACCCGCCCGCTTATCAAACGCCTTGCTTACATCCATACTTTTCGGAAATCCGTTAAAATAAATCCATTCAATGACGTCGCGCACCTCGAAGCCTGCCAACCGGAGACTTATCGTCATAAGGTCCTGCGTACGCGTACCCGCGAATACTAGCGCATGGCCACCAGGTTTCAACACGCGGTAAACCTCCCGCCAAATGGACGGACCCGGAACGAAAGAATCCCACGTCTTGCCCATGAAGCCGCTACCCCGGTGAGTGTAGTCTTCGCCTGCGAGCCATTTTTCTAGGACTTCGCGGATATTCGGCTCTCTCGATAACCCATATGGAGGGTCGGTGACCACGGAGTCAACTATGTTGCTTGGAAAAGTACAAAGAACCTGCAAGCAATCTCCGTGTATGATTTGATTGACTTCCATGCCTTCCACTTTTCCTTCCTCCTTTGTCCATTCTTCTAAATCTATTTNACCACAAAATGTATATGTTTGTCAAGTATTCAGTTGACAATTCTTTCACCACTCAAACGTCTGATACATAACTTTCAGATCGCTAAGCCGAACAATCCTGTGATAATCTCCCATGACCGACTTAAGCGCTTCTAGGTCATCGCTCATTGCTACTTGCTTCCACCGATAGGTTTGACAGGTTCGATTTTTCGTCAATTCTGTTTTAACGATGTGCGGCTCCGCTCGTTCGAGCATATACTTCATCATATTCCGCTTTTCCTCCTTTGTTTGTTCTTCTAATTTTATTTTATCACAGAGCATATTTGTTTGTCAAGTATTTAATTGACGTTTCTATTGCGCTGTGCGGGATCATGTGCGTGCGTGCGTGCGTGCAACCCCTTATAGGGGGGTTGCACGCACACACAACGCACTCGCACCAGCCAAAGCACGCACAGGACTTTTGCACATTAAAGAGCCTGCGTCGGAAACGGGTTCTTGGCTCTGATGTGCAGAAAATGTGCAGCCATGTGCAAAGAGTGTGCACATAACTGTGTGTGCACAGCTGCATGTGGGGGTCCATTTGACAATTCCCTTTCTCAACATCCTTGATGTGCAGTCATGTGCACGCATGTGCACGTGCACGCGTGTGCACGCATGTGTAGAGGATGTACAAAGATGTGCACGCATGTGTACGTCCCTTGGTGTCATGAATAAGTCATGTATATCTTGACAAAATTAGGTGGCCTGTGTTATAATAAAATTGGAAAAGTATATCTATAATAAGGGGCCGTCCAGGAATATGTTGCCGACCAGGCAAAAGAAAAGATTTCTGCACGGCGTATCGTATGGTCTGCGCCCAAAGGGTGAAGGGAGGTTCACAACGGATTGAGACAACTTAGAATATTGGAACGATGGGACAGGTGATGCTTTATGGCATTTGAAGCCTTACAACCGCACATTGACGAAATTGAGGCCCGACTTGCCAAGGGGGAAAGTTTGCGCTCTATTGCTCGTGATTTAGGCGTCTCTCTTTCGACTTTGCACCGATACAAGAAAGCGGTCTTTGACTTGGAGGTTGAGGCTCGCCGGGCTTGGGATGAAGAGCGTAAAAAGAACCATGAACAGCGGAAGGCAGAGGGCAAGGCGAGGATTGTCAATAATCTTGAGCTGTTAAACCTGGTCAAATTACGTGCTGAGCAGCTGTTAAGTATAGAGGCGGGGCAAGAATACCAAAATGCTGATGGCGAGACAAGAACTGTGACTTTTCATACTGCGGCTACTCTTTGGGAGAAGGCCACCAAAATGGCAACAGATGCCATAAAACAAGAGCTGGAGTTGATCGGTGATGATCCAGTAAGCCGTTTGGCCGATGGCGTAGCAACTTGGGCGGAGTTGGTGCAGACGGCGGCTGATGAAAATGACTAAAGCAGAGGCAAGATTAGTGTTAGACCGGGCGAAGAGAGACCCAGTCTTTTTCGTGCGCAAAGTGTTAGGCGGAAATCCTTGGGAAAAGCAAGAGGAGATACTGAACGCAGTTAGGGACCATCGGCGTGTGGCTGTTCGGGCCTGTCATGGCGTAGGAAAGACCAGGGTAGCAGCTTGGGTGGCCTTGTGGTTTCTGTACTGTCACAAAAACAGCAAGGTCATAACAACCGCTCCTACATGGCCCCAGGTGGAAAACTTGCTTTGGCGAGAAATAGCAGCTGCACATGCCAGTTCAAAGTATCCGCTTGGGGGTAAGGTTCTACAAACGCAGATTGAACTCGGAAAACAGTGGTTTGCCCTGGGGTTATCGACCGATAAGCCGGAGCGGTTCCAAGGATTTCACGCTGAGCATATCCTGCTGATAGTGGACGAGGCCAGCGGTGTTGATCAGCGCATATTTGAAGCGGCAGAAGGTTTTCTTACAAGCCCAGGGGCAAGGCTCCTGCTTATTGGGAACCCGACGCAGCTTTCCGGTGAATTTTACAATGCTTTTCGGTCACCCCTGTACCACAAGATACACATTAGTGCGTTCGATAGTCCTAATCTTAAGGTTGGAAAGATTGTCCGGCCTTATTTAGTCACTCCGGAATGGGTAGAAGAGAAGCGGCTCAAGTGGGGAGAAGATAACCCGCTGTGGTACAGCAGAGTGCTGGGGGAATTCCCGGAACAAGGCGATGATACGCTTATTCCGCTTGCCTGGATTGAAGCGGCACAGCAAAGGTGGCAAACGATTCCCCCTGGAGAACCTATGGAGTTGGGTGTAGACGTGGCCCGCTATGGTACTGACACCACAGTTATCATATTACGCCAGGGCAGTAGAGCTGAAGTTATTGCCCAGCTTCGTGGCCAGGACACGATGGAAGTTACTGGTGCAGTTATTAATGCTTTAAGAGAAACTGAAGCCAAGGTTGCCAAGGTAGACGTAGTCGGTCTGGGGGCTGGTGTGGCAGACCGCCTAAAAGAGCAGCGTTATCCGGTTCGGGAAATGAATGCCGGCGAAGCAGCCCAGGATAAAGAGCGGTTCGTTAATAAGAGGGCCGAATGGTATTGGGCTTTACGAGAAAGATTTCAGGTTGGTGATATTGCCATTTCCCCAGATGATGAACTGGCTTCTCAGCTCGCAAGTTTGAAGTATAAATTTGATAGTAGGGGACGTGTTCAGATAGAAAGTAAAGAGGAGATACGAAAGCGTGGGCTGCCTAGTCCTGACAAGGCCGATGCCCTCATGTTGGCTTTTGCGCCTTCGGTTAAAAGATTTGATACGGAACTGGTAAGTATTTTGAGGGGAGCGAAAATCTATGGCTAGAACTAATTGGCTTAAAAAAGCCNTAGGAGAAATATCAAAACTGNGTCAGGGATTGTTTGGACAGTTTGGCACCATTCTTGCAGGGCGCTGGGATGTGCCTTATGTGCTGAACAGTACCAGGGTGGATTATGAACTTGCGCGGCAGTTGTATCATAATAGCCACGACGATTACAAGCTGGGCTCAGGCTTTTCTAAGCCAATAATAAATACACTGGCCGGCTTTATGGGTGTGCCGCGCTTCTACTGTGAGGACGAGGAAGCCCAGGCGGTCCTTAAAAAACACGCCGCNAGGTGGGTAAGCCGGATGCAGCGGACCCATCAGCTTTGCTTGCGGGATGGAGACTGCTTTGTGATGTTGGCAAATTTAGCTATAGAAGATCCTCTCCACCCGGAGGACGATACACGTATTGAGTACGTCATAATTCCTCCGGAGCAGATTGCAGACATAGAGGTGGATCCTCTTACTCGGAGGCCGGTGGCATATACCATTCAGGCTCGGAACAAGTGGGATAGTGGACGGCGGGAATACGAAGTAACCCAGCGTATAGCGGTGGATAAAGTTACAGTGAGGGTGGAGGGCGATGCTCCGCCCGGCCTGATAAGTGAGGAGCGACCCAATCCTTGGGGGTTTATTCCGATAGTGCATTTCAAGAACGAACCCGAGGAAACGGAGCTTTTTGGGGCGAGTGAACTGGAGGCGGTAGAGCCCTATTTAAAGGCCTACCATGACGTAATGCTTCATGCCATACAGGGTAGTAAAATGCACTCGATTCCACGTCTTAGGCTCAAACTTGTGGATGTAGAAAGGTTTATATTAACAACTTTGGGCAACAAGTGCTGAACCAGATTAAAAGAGGAGAACAGGTCAGCGTAAACCTTCAAGGTCATGAGTTGCTCATCTTTACAGATGAAGAGGATGCCAGT